AATCACGTGATTACTAAGGAGGAATTTTCACCCCCCCAAGTCAATCTTGATACTTACCTCACCACCAACCGCTACCTGTGAACGATCAGGAGGCTTGTAACCTGCTCTATCTAAAAGGTCTTTTGATGCTTCCAGAGCTACGTAGCCACTGCGATGGTCAACGAGTTCAGTCACTTTTTTTATGGCTGAAACAGCCCCATCAAGTATTTGATCCTGGACTCTCTGATTGATCACATCCTTAACGTGTTGTTTTCTGTATGTTCTATACAACCAAGCCACATCAACTCCCATATGCCTAGCTATCTCAGTCTTCTTCCAGTTTGTTGTCATAAGTAGCTCAATAGCTTCTTCCTGTTGATCACTCAGCACCATACTCTTACCAGATGGTGTAATGACCTTATGGTTATCTCTATTAACTTCCATGAACACAGACTACAGTAACATTATAGATCATGTCAAATATAATGATTCCTGATATTCTTTAGACGAGTTTTAACCCAGTCGGAGATCTCTCTTTCTGTTTATAACCGATGTTCTGCAAGAGGGATCATTGTGTTTGATATGATCATGCTGCTATACAGACGGGTAAGTATCTTTAATTTCGGGGGTGTCCTGACTGCTAACCCCTACTGTACTAGTGAATTATGTTAGTCGATTCGGGTCTTGAAAACTGTAACAAGTAGATGAAGGTCTTAACTTCAACATCAAATCGCAAAGATACTTTTACATAGTTCACGGTAAGTCTAGCACGTATATCAACGAATACACATAAGACTTACTTATAGATAACACCAACCTCATAAGTGTTCCTTTTAGTCACTCTCTGGTTGCGCAGGATAAAGCTCTGCGCTTCCTCTGGCGGGCTGATTATCTCCCTCTTCTATAGTTATATAGCGCAGTATAGTCCCCCCCTCCTCTCTGTATCCTCACATTTAGATCATGGTTTTTAACGCAAATTGTGTGTCGAGCTGCGTCTATCAGAGAAAAACCAGAGTGACTGAACGCTGCGGTTTTTCTACGCTACGCTGTTGCTAGACTTGCTCTCCACAGCATTTGCTCAGCAACGCTTCGCTTTCGATGCCTCATGGCTGGGGACTCCCTCTCTGAATCCTCACATAATGCCACGGACTATTATCCCCACTCGCTAAGGCGAGCGGTGCTAGCCTCAACCGTAAACCACATGCCCTTCGGGTGATCTAATCCCCTTTGAGACTCCCTGTATCTCTATCTGAGAGGTTTTCTCTCATTACCCTATACTCTGACACCCCTTTCTTGAGATTAGATCATGGTTGACGGTCTCGGTTGCGATGCAATCCATGGCAATAGGTGAGGCGTACAGCGAGGTAGTTGTACATTCATTAAATGTTAATTTATATAGGAGATGTATCATGAATAAAAGAATCATTAGTTCTATCGTAAGCACTGTTAAAGACGCACCTGAGTATTCTCAACAGAGTATCCTCGGAGGCTATTGTTTCAACGCAACTCAACAACTTAAATTTACTAATAAAAAGATTAGTAACGTAATTTCTGAACTGAAAGATCTGCTCGAAGAATTCAACGGATCAGAAACCCAAGATGTGATGATGCAAAGGAAGCATGACTTTATCGAAACCCTTGAGAAACAAGTATCCTTTTACGAGAAGCATAAAGAAAATACATATGCTGCTTATCGTGAGGTTGTTGGCAGCGACTACATCATGCCAGCTCCGAAGGGAACCTTCGACAAAACCAAGACCCAGAGCGCAGAGGACGCAAGAGAACTGCTAGCCAAGTACGCTAGTAAACAACAATCTCGAATCAATAGTGCCAAAGCTGCCATCCAAGCCTTCCAATAACGGGTAACAGGGGGGCTTCGGCTCCCTTGTTTTTTTTATGATCGGACTATCTATCATAAGAAAGTCTGATGGTTAATGCTGGTTAACAAGAGTAAACTAAGGGAACTGATATGGATAGGATAACTAAGGGGATTGCAGCAGTGATAATGATGGCGTTCATTTGGAGCGTGTTTATTTACATGATAGTGGAGGCATTCGCATGACATTCAAAGAGAGAGAAGATGTTGACCCATTCTTTTATGACCCTGATGCAGAGGCAGAGTATCTCGCAGAGAAATACTATGAAGATGTAGACAGGAAGTATGACGAGTGGAAAGAGGAACAGATAACAAAGGAGCAGGATAAAATGATTGAGGAGAACGAGTTTAGATATTATTACAATATCGGCAGGGGAATTTATCTAAGGAGTCCTGATGCATATAAAATCAACCACAAAAAAGAAGTAAAAGATGGTTATCCAAACGCTGTTGAAGTTAAAAGTAGTGCAAAACAAGCATCTGATTGGGTTATTAAAAAGAATAAAATTAAAGAGGAGGCCAGACAATGAAAATATCAAGACGTAAAAATATAAAGATCATATACATAGAGAAACCAAAGTATGCAGATCATGGGTTTAATATGGCCGTGGAGGTCTATGAGATCAAAGACAACCACGCAATCAGGATCGGATCGAACTACAGAATTAATACAGCATCGTGGAAGGGTTCAAGGGGTGTAGCGTGTGATCTTGTAGCAGATTACTACACCGATTTTAAGCATGACGGATACCTACCAGCAGATGGCAGAGTGACTATGTTTCAACAGGTATAACAAAAGGAGATGGATAAAGATGAAGACTAAGTATCCCCCACTTTGGGGTGAGTCCAAATGGTATAGGCAAAAGAGAATATCAATCATCGAACTTGTTTGGGTGATTGTTTTGTGGAGCATACCAATGTGGTTGCTCTTTAATGAAGTGAAGTAAAGGAGAAAACTATGAGCAAGATAGTAGAAACAGAAGTACCGCCAGCATTCACAGCAAATGAACTGGCATATCAACTAGAGATCAAGAAACTAAGGAAGGAGATGCAAGAGATGACTGATTACAACGCAAGTTTAGAAGAGTTGAAGCAAAACGTAGAGAACCTAAAGAAAGCAGCAACGATAAAAGATGAGGCTTACTATGAGCTGCTCGGTAAGTATCAGAAGCTAGAGAGCAACCCACCCAGGCAAACCTCTCAGCTAGAAGAAGCAATCATCTTGATCCCTCTTATTCAAGCGATGGTGAGTGATATTAAGAGATTGAAGAATAGAATCTTTATTAGAGATGAAGAACCTGAGTTCATGGAAACCCACATGCAACGATGGCTAAACAATCATATGGACAAGATCATCATAGATGAGATCTGTAACGGAGGATGGTTTGATGAAAAAGTACAGGAGGTTGTAGAAGAAAAGATGACCTTTGAACTATCTGATCCAACAGTGGAGGTCTCTATATGGAAATAACCGACGCATATGAGATAACAAGGGGGCTGCAAGCTGCATTCAATGAGCCACTGGATGATGATCCTAATCGCTTCTTGACGTGGCAAGGGCCAGACTTTGAGATACGCATGGATCAGTACGATGGGGATGTGTATCTTGATGACGGTGATGCAGTAATCAGTATCCCATCCAACCAACTGAACAGACTGTCTCAGATAATTGGGATAGCTGATCGGATAGCTAACGACTCTGAATAAAACAAAGGGGATACCGATACAGTTTTGAACTATGTAAATGGTATCCCCTTAATAGGAGGAGTCATAACATGAAGTTATAACAGGAGTAATTCTATGAGCAAGATAGATATTTATCAAGAGATAACTAACAAAATTATTTTATCACTGGAAGAGGGCAATCTGCCACCATGGGTTAAGCCCTGGTCTACAATGCCTGGCGAATCAGCCATGCCATCTAACTTTACCAGCCACAAAGACTATAGAGGGGTGAATGTGCTAGCTCTATGGGCTTCTCAACAGGTTTCAGGGTTCACCTCTAACCAATGGCTTACTTATAAACAAGCCTCTGAGAATGACTTACAGGTACGCAAAGGAGAACATGGATCTCATATAATCTTCTGGAAATTCCTCAAGAAGAAGGATGAGAATGGTAAAGAGAAGAAGTTTCCTATGGCAAAAACATACACGGTGTTTAACGTGGAACAATGTGATGGCTATGAACTACCATCTATTGATTCACCTGCATGGGATAAAGATAAAGAGATTGAATCTCGAATAGAGAAACTTGATGTAGATCTTGAAGTCAAGGGGTCATCAGCTTGCTTTATTCCTAGCCAGGATGTCATAAGAATTCCTGATCCTGGAAGGTTTGACAAGGGGGGTGACTACTATGCTACTCTGCTTCATGAGCTAACGCATTGGACAGGGCATAAATCCAGATTGGATAGACCTTTCTCTGGGGCGTTTGGCTCACCAGATTATGCTAGAGAGGAACTCGTTGCAGAGTTAGGGGCTGCTTTCCTCTCAGCACATTACAAGCTGGACGGTAAGTTGCAGCATGAGGAGTATCTATCTAACTGGTTGTCCATCCTCAAAGAGGATAAGCAAGCAATCATCAGGGCCTCCTCTCTTGCCCAACTAGCTTGTGACTATGTACTAGACAGAGAAGGAGAATCAATTGGCGGGAACAGTTAATAACTATCCAGTGTGTGATACATGCGGATGCTATTGCGGGGATATGATTGATGGTCTATGTCCCTGCTGTCAGAAAAAATACAAACCAACAACATTAGGAGAAAGCATATGGAATACCCTGAGCAACTGGATCAAGAAGCCTGGGAAGAATACAAACAACACCGAAGAGAAACAAGGAAGCCACTCACACCATTGGCGGAGCAGAAAGCTATTGTAAAACTGTTTCGACTAGCAACTGAGTGTCATTGCAAACAATCAGAGATCATAGATCAAACAATAGAGAACGGTTGGCAAGGACTGTTCCACTTAAAGGTAGAGAATTATGCAAGATTCAATAGACAATCAGTTGGCTCGGCCACAGCCGAAGCAAGGAGATTACAAGCAGAAGGATACCTTACTGGATTTGAGGATGAAGAGAGTGATCAACCAACTCTTCCTCAGAATGTCATCAATATACGGTAACAAATGGACTAAGGGGTTCGCCTCTCAAGAGATAGAAAACTTTGCGAAGAGAGAATGGTATGAGGGATTAACCTCTGCCAACCTCTCTCCCGATCAGATCAGAGAGGGGCTGGATAAATGTAGAAACAGCCAAGAGTGGCCGCCCACTATCTCAGAATTTATAGCAGCAGCCAAGCCACCTATAGTTCATGCGATGCACAAGGAATTCAAAAACCAGCTTCCTTCTCCCAAGATAAGTGAAGAGAAGCTGGCAGAAAATAGAGCTAGATTAAAAGCAATACTTCCTGGCCTTGTTCAAAGTACGAAACCACCCTATTGATATTAGTACAACCCAATTAGTATGGCATCCGCACGACCATGATCCTTCTTGCGGTCTAGCGGAGCCAAGGGGTACAACTCAGCAGCCAAGATACGAGAAGCATCCTTATCTTTCTTTACAAGGTCATGCTTCTTCTTCCACTTCTGCGGAGTAATCAATTCAACTGTGACTCCAAGGGTTCCAAGCACTCCAAGGATTGTGCCGTAGCTTCTGCCAAACTTGAATGTTGAAGCTACCCCCTGACCAGGCATTGAGTGAACAGACTCTACTTTAGCCACAGCTAACTGAGGGATAAGCACCTTCCTTTTAATCATCAATGATAGTGCATGTGCATTGATGTGATTGTGACTACCCTCTTTAATCAAAGGAAAATCATGAACAGAAATCAACTTACCAAAGTTATCAAAGAAAGCGATGGCACCACTAATACCAGGGTCGATACCTATAATCATTCCTTGCCCCTGTACGATGGCGTTACTCTTGCCCACGCTTTTTCTTTACCCCCTGTTTCTTCCCAGCATGTTGAGCAGTACCATGTTTCCCCTCTGTCACGTGAAAAGGGCGCGTTATTTTCGAGGCATCTCTTGCACCCCCTCGTTTCCTGCGTCTTCTGTTTTTGTTTATGGCTGCGTAGTTTATCTGTGATTTCATTGTGTCTTGCAAGATCTTTAATAAAGCTGGATCTTGTTCCTCGTCTGGAACGATGGCCAATCGGCATCCTGAAGCCTCCATCCATTTGATTAAGTTAGGTAGAGTGGGGTGATGATTACCCTGCTCCCATTTTTTAAGAGTAGATTCTGACATATCCATCATGTCAGCAAAGATAGGTTGAGATACATCCATGTTGATCCTTCTCATCCGTAAATAGAATACAAGATCCTCATATGTTGTGACTAACATATACGATCTTCCATAAATTCTTGTAGGTCACGTATCTTATAACGAATAGCGGAACCAACCTTAGAATATACAGGCCCTTTACCTTGATGCCTCCATACTCTAATGGTTCCATGTGTAAAGCCTATGATCTCTGAGGCTTCTTTAGTTGTAACCCACTGTTCAGGGTCATGTTCAATAGCAGTGTTCATATATATATTCCTTGACGGTTAATGTCAACAAGAGTATATTATAGTTAATCCATAGAAACAATAGGAGAGAGCCAAATGGCATTGAGTAAAGAGCAGCACGCCTTTAGAAAAAAAGGTTTAGGGGGATCAGATGCAACTCGCATCATGTCCGGTGAATGGCATAAACTCTGGCTAGAGAAGACAGGCAGAGAGGAGTCGGACGATCTATCAGATGTACTTCCTGTTCAGTTAGGCACATGGACTGAGGAGTTCAACAGGCAGTGGTATCAGAAGCAGACAAAGTTAGTTGTTCTTACTGATGGCTGTGATATGTTGCAGCACAAGGACAAGCCCTGGATGCTGGCCAATCTTGATGGCATTGTTTATAAAAGTCATGCCGGAGTTCTATACGGAACGGTAGGAATCTTCGAGGCCAAGCATACCAATCAGTTCAAGACCCTAGAAGATTGTGTCAAGCAATACTACGCACAAATGCACCACTATATGTATGTAGCTGACATGGATGTATGCGAGCTGTCTGTAATCTTTGGTAATAGTAGATGGGAATCCCACACAGTAGAGAGGGATGAACCATATATGCAGAACCTGCTCCAGATGGAGGAAGCATTCTGGGCACACGTTGAAGACGATGAACCGCCAGAAGATATAGAACAACAGAAAGCCAAGATCAAACTGGATGATATGAAGACTGTTCGATATGGCAACTCCAGAACATTTGTAGCCCAGGCTGAGGTATGGAAAGCAACACGCCCTATAGTCAAGCAGTTCAAAGATGCAGAGAAAGGACTCAAGGGTATGCTGCCTGACGATGTACGCACAGCATTCGGAGCAGGTGTCTACATCTCACGCTCTAAAACAGGAGCATTAACCATCCGAGAAATGAATGAATTTAAGGAAGAGGGGTTCATAGAGAATATGGACGAGGAGGCTGCTGATGAATAACTCAGAACAGAGAGTAATCGATACACTTAAATCTAATAAAAACAAGGGGGTAACACACTGGGATTTTCCTAATGGGTTTGCCCTTCGTTCAAGAATTGCAGATCTCCGCAAGCTGGGTCACAAGATAGTGACCAGGCTGGAGAGCAATACCGGAAACTCTGGTAGGCATGCCAGATATTTCTTAATCAAAATGGCAAGGTAATAAGGAGAAACTATGACAGATAAGATGAAACTATGGGACTCAGTAAGCAGGACTGATCCTACCCATACCAAGAGGGTGAACCAAAGGGGGGGCTTTACAGCTATCGATGCCCACTATCAGGTACAACAGGCAACCCAGGCTTTCGGTCCAGTAGGTACAGGATGGGGATATGAAGTACGACATGGAACCATTGAAGCGGGATCTATACTCTTTGCTAGTGCCGATGTAATTGTATGGCATGAAAACAGAGATCAAGCCTATGGCCCCATACGAGGACTCTCAGCGATTGTTAATCAGAAGGGTAGGGTTGATGAGGATGCTCCTAAGAAAGCTCTTACAGACGCTCTCACGAAGGCTCTGTCCCATCTAGGGTTCAGTGCCGATGTGTTCCTGGGTAAGTTTGATGACAACAGATATGTTCAGCAGGTGGCTAATGAGATAGCACAAGAATCCATACCGCCTAGAGTTAAAGAGATTGTGGCTGATATAAAAAACTTATCCTCTATAGCTGCAGTTAATACCTACAAGTCTCTTGTGGGAGAAGAGGTTAAGAAGTTTATGGCTGAGAACAAAGCAGCAGCAGCTTTGATTAGTTCTGCTATTCGTGTACAAATGAAATCACTAGAAGAGAAGGAGAAGTAAGATGGCAACAGATCTAAATGAAGTAGTATTAATGGGGAACATAGGCCAAGACCCTGAGTTCCATACGTTCAAGAGTGGAGACAGAGTAGCTAAGTTCTCTGTGGCTACTAATGTAAACTATAAGGATAAACAAGGTGAGTGGCAGAGTATTACTACATGGCATAACGTGGTGTGCTTTGACCAAATAGTGAATGATCGTATTGAACGAGAGGTTCATAAGGGAGTCAGAGTTTATATCAAGGGGGCTATCAAGAATTCTGTATGGGAAACCGATAGTGGTGAGAAGAGATATAAGACTGAGGTAGAGATCCCCAAGTATAAGGGAATGCTTATCTCTCTTGAGAAGAAAGAAGCTAAAGCTGATACATCATTCAACCATGGATCCAACAAAGATCCTATGGATACACTAGATGATTCAGATATTGCATGGTAATTAAGCCAGAGTTCTTATCTCGATCAACATCCTTTGCAGAAGAATCTCTGATGGAAGAGTTGGTTGAGATAATTGAATCTAGTCTAAAGAAGGGTATGCCATTACCAGAGGTAATGAATGCTGTGCTTACTGTCACTATCGGGTTACTGCCAGCAGATGTAGCTGTTGATAAGATGTTAGAAGCTACTCAGTCTGCGGCCTGGCTCAATGGGGATGAGTTCAAGTATGACATTGTGCCTACACAAATAGATGAGAATGCGTTACATTGATTACGTTAACCGGATAGGCTCGTTATCGCTAGATCCCCTGTGACTCCTTCTATCACACTTGCACTCCCCTTCGGGGGAGAGGGATCGCTTTTATAGGAGAAAAATATGTATGTAGATCATGAAGAAAATGAGTTTGAAACCAAGGGGGCCATGTGTAAACACTGGAACACTACCAACAGAACCAGGCAGATTTAGCCTATTCAGACGGGGAAGTAGAATGACACCACGCTATCATGGCACTACCCAAAAATTGAATGTCGCATTAGAGCTTGCCAAGAAGGTTATGCAGTTAAAGAGAAA